AATTTTTATATTCTTCTTCTAAAGAAATTATTTTTTGTTGTCCTTCTGTATATTTCTTTACTCTTTCTTTACTATCCTCTGTTAGTTTTTGGCCTAATGATAATAGAGTATTATCTATTTTAATTTGATTTTTTTTAGCTTCTTTAATAGCATTAGTGATATCTTTCATAGAAGAATATTCACTAGTCAAATTACGAGCTGAGGTGTTTATAGATTTTAAAATCTTTAAAGTCTCAGACTGATCTCGAGTAACATCTTTGCTTCTATTGTTTAGTCTTCTAAAAGTGTCAACTAAATCACTAGTTCGAGATACAAGTAGCCCTATAAATTCTTGAGCTTCCTCTAAGCTACTATTGAATTCTTTTTGGTTATTTAATTGTTCTTCAGAAGCCATATTAAAGAAATAGTTTATTATAAATATTAAAGGGTAACGTTTTTAGCGTTACCCTTTTTTTATATCCTTTCCCCTGGTCTAATATCTGATGGAGGAGCTTCGAAGTTTATTTGGCGAACTTTACCTTTACTTGTTTGAGTAGTTGAGTTTTGAGCCTCATTCTTTTCTCTAAAATGTTTGATTAATTTGTTATAAGTAAACTTTCTTAACCAAATAGGCATATTATATACAGTATACCAATCAAATCCCCCATTTCCATGAAACACGATATCGTGTATCATTTCAAACATATATATTCTATACTCAGGCGTCAGGCCAAAAAAACGTGACCCCTATAGGAATCTTTACATTTTCTTGAGTATCATCTCCATTTTCAGGATAGAAATCAAATGTAAGATCCATATCGGGCTGTATCTCTTTAATATGTTCTCTTAAGGCTCTTGAATCTCGAGCTAAGAAATGGTTATCAACAAAATCTCTAATAGTCTTTCTTGAATCATCTCCATTTACAGAAAGAATCATCTGCTTTAAACGAGTAGACAACTCAGGAGAAGAAAGTTTATTTATCTTTTTTAAACCTTTAACTTCAGCTTCAATAGCTTTTTCATCTTTATTGCTTAAGATTTTAAAAGTTATATGAGTACCTGAGTGGGGTAATGTGTATTTAAACTCATTAGTATAAGGTTCAACTAAATGTTCTTCATTAATCCATTTAGGTTCAATTTCTGAAAGATCAACTGTTACTTCTTGCCCATCATATTCAAAGGTATAGTCTTTACCATAACCTAAAATACGAGAAGCAACCATAACAGCATTCTTATCACCTACTACAAGATCATCATAATTAACCTTAGATACAATTAAAGATTGCATCAATTTGTCAAGAACAATACCTTGTTTGATGTAGTTTTGGTTTGTTAAAATATCCTCTTCTTTAGCGGTCATATACTTCATCTCAATTTTACCTGAAGAGAGAGGATTGTCTTTAGGGTAAAGGAGACCTTTAGAAGGTAATTCTACAACTTCAGTTGGGAAGTCATATTTTGGTTTACTTTGTTCAACAGGTTGAACAGGTGCAACAGAATCTGTTACAATAGGATTTAATTGTGGTGTTTCTTCACTCATGTTATTAATAACTTTTGAATATAAATGTTTATTTGATATAAATATATCGAGAGATAAAAAGAGCGCGTTTTCACGCGCTCTTTCTAATAAGGTCTCTATTCTGATATTAGTAGTTTAATATACAGTAGTCAGGAGCTAAAGTCATTGTAATATTTACAGCTGCACTTTCGTTATCCCAACCATAATCGCCAAAGTTAGCGTCAACAATGAAGCATCCTTTTAACACCCACTCAGAAACGATATCACCTACAGGACCTAAAATGTTTAATGTTACATCCTTCTTGTAGAAGTCAGAGTAACCATCTCTACCTGTTACTGATTCGTGGTGTAATCTTACCCACTCCATAATGGTTTGTGTACCTGATGGAGAGATAGGATCATGAAGTGTTAAAGCTACGTTACCCCAAGTTGTTTTACCCTTAACTTTTCTGTAAACGTTAATGTGGTTAAGAGTTACTTCACCTTGTGTCACTGTAATAGCACCAACTCCCTTAATGAAGTATGATGGAACACCATCAACTAACATTATATATCTGTTCTGCTGTTTTGGTTCAAACGCTGTGAAAAATATTTCGTTTGGATCTAATATTGCCATAATGTTTTTATTTTTTAATTGTTGTTATTTATACATATTAATTAAAATAGCTTTATTATGCAGGGAATTCAGCTCCTGTTGGAGTTAAATTGAAGTCAATTACAATAAATTCAGCTGTTTTAACAGGCTGTAAATAGATCGCACCTCTTAACTCATTTCTGTCAATCACATCAGGACCGTTGTTTGAAGCATCCATTACAACTTTGAAAGCATACAAACCTTGGTTTTGTTGAACTGTTTCTAAGTATGGGTTAACAACACTTAAGAAGCTGTTTCTGGTTTGTAATGAGTTAGGTTCAAACACCAAGTTCTGAGAAACTGTACCAATGAATGATTTTAGAGCAATCAATAGTCTTCTAACGTTAACTCTATCAAGAGCTGTAGACAAGGTCTGTAATGTTTTCTGACCGTAAACTACAACACCAGTACCTGGGAAGGTAGCGATTGGGTTAATTTTATTGTTGTAAAGAGTATCTCTTAAACTTCTTGGTAAAGTCTTTTCAGGAGTTATAACATTAGGCATAGTACCTCTGGTGAAACCAGCTGGTGCGAACCATGCTTCAGAAGTATTATCATTGTAAACATATACTGAAGGAATAACAGTTGAAGCAGGACACCAAACATTAGCGTTAGTATCTTCGTTTCTAACTAACAACCAAGGCCAGTAAGCAGCGGCATAATTAGTATTTAATAAGTTAGCTTGGGTTGTGACCGCTGAAGTAGTAGCTCCAAAGTCAACTAAGTCAATTGGTAAAATACTATCACCTCTGGTAGTTGTATTGGTTATAAGAGTATCAAGGACGGTTTTGTGAGTAGCAAACTCATAAAATAAACCAGGAACACTAATAACATTAAATGCATACTGGTCTTTATTTCTTAATAGATTAATTGAAGCTGTATAAGCATCCGCAGTTAAGCCTTGAGTGTTAGTTTCTGTGGTACTACTATACCATTTAACCTCACCAGCCGCAAATAAATTACCTGTACCTCCTGTAAAACTACCATTTTGGAGAATAGGTAATGAAGAAGTGAATTGGGATTTAAAATTACCAGCGCCATCTAAATAATATGGGGTAGGTCTGGCTACATTACTAACAAATACATACTTACTCTTATTTGGATATTCACCAGTCACAGTGACATAAGCATCAGTACCATCTAACCCTTGTGAAAATTCTTGGTTACCAATTACTTTAGCAACATAATCATCTCTAGTTGGGTCAAGAGATACAGCTCTCCATGTTTCAAGAATAGTTTTATCAGCTGTTCTATCATCACCTTGTCTAACTAATAAGGTAAAGGTACCAGAGGCACTATCAACTTGAGAAATTTCAAATCTTAAGTTATAATTAGAACCAGAATCAAGAGCACCAGCTGAACTTTGATCATTACCAGAGTTCATAACTATACCTTGAGAAATAGTTTTTAAAGTAAATGATGAAGCATTTAAAATATCTTGGTCACGTAAAATAAACACTAAATTATTACCTCCACCTTTTGATCCTGCAAAAGATTGAGAAGGGAAGGTTATATTTTGACCAACAGTGAATGTTCCTCCTTGAGCTGTGATTGTTACAGAAGATAAAGAATTTGAAGCTGCTAAAGTTATTGAAGCAGTAACATTAGCTCCTGAAGCAGATCCTATAAGAGCTGTGCTTAAAGCTGATCCTGTAAGGTTAAAGGTTCCAGATACAGCTGTTAAAAGGGCATCACGAGTTGTTCTTAAAGCTGTTCCTTCTATTCCACTTTCAATATTAGTTGTAGCTGATGAAAATGTCCCACTAGCTACTCTAGTAACTAATAAATTAGTTCCACCTTGTCTAAAGTAGTTTTGAGCTGAGATATTAGTAAAATAAGAATAAGGTAAACCACCACTAACTATAGCCCCACCAAATCTGGTTAAGAACTCACTATAAGTAGTAACAGTTGTTGGGATTCCAACAGGTCCTAAAACTGTAGGACCTATAATAGCTGCGCCTATAGGAGCAGCGGCCGCCTCAAGGACGGTAGGGACATTTTCATTATAAAATACCCCTGGGGAAATTATTTGTTCTGCCATGTTATTAATAAAAGGTTAAAAAATTGTTGTCTAACATAAATACCATAGAAAATTTCAAAAAAATTAAGTTTTAGTGAAAATACCTTCTTCAATATTTATTGTACCATTACCATATTTTTGGGTCAATTCTTGAGCTATATCTTTTTCTTTAGTTCTTATGTTTTCTAAAAGTTCTAATAAACCTTTTTTTTGCAGTTCAAGAAGTTGAATTTGATATTCAAGTTGTCCAAATGAATTAATTAAAGAGTCTTGTTGGTCTTGTAATTCTTTTATTTGAAGGATTTCACTTTCAGTTAATTTTGTAACATTTTCCATGAATATAAATATGGAAATTTTCTTGTAAAATTAAAGATTAGTATTGATATCTTCTATAAAATTATTAGCTGAAGTTCTCCCTAAATTTTCTATATTTTCAGAACTAATATTAACTTGAGAAGTACTTGAATACTTTTTAATAGCATTAAGATCCTTTTGAATTACATCAGGAATTATATAACCATTTAATTTAATTTCAAAAGATCCTCTAACTGTACGTTGCTGTCCAACATTTAGTTCTGTTATAGTTTGATATGAACCTATATTAGCTTTAAATTTAAATCTTTGAGGATCACCCCAATATGAATCAGCAGCGTAGTTTATAGCTTCTACAATTTTGTTTAATTGTTCCATATAATATGTGTATATCATACAAGAATAATTAAGAGTTACAAAGTCAGGTATTACAATAGCTTGATAAGTTTTTATAGGAGTAGCTCCATTTAATACACTTAATTGATTATAAAAATTTTGTTTAGTATATTTTTGCTGAAAAATAGCATATGTCTGAGGAAAATTGGAGTCAACTTTAGAAGTCATTCCTCTATTTCTATCAATTGATGTTCTTTTGTACATGATAAGTGGAGCCATAATCCTACCATTTACATCTCTGTAATAACCATCACGTTGAACTGATTTCCATCTTTCAGGAGAACCATAAATTACAGGTACAGCTACTCTGGCTCCGTTTTGAGAAACAAAAGGTTTAATAACATTATCAAAATAATACTTAATAGTCTCGTCAATGTCTTTTAAACCTATAGTAAAAGGTTTCCAAGGATCATCTTTAAGAGAAGTTTGAGCTGCTCTAGCAGGATTAACTACTTGATCATTAATTCTATTATCAGCTGTTGCTCGAGTTGGAATAGGGTCATTAGGTACCCCATATGTTTGACGAGATTGAACATAGTCATTTGAAATCTCAAGTTGAGACTTTGGTATTGGGATTTTTCCTTGTTCAGCCATTATAATCTTTCTTTAGTTATTCCAAATTTATCAGCTGGCTCATAATGAGCTTTACATAAAACTGAGTAGTTAGAACCAAAATCACTTAAACCTGGGTTTAATGGATTGGATTCATTTGGGAAGTCTGGGTTTTTTCCAAGTAGATATTGGTTAGCAGTAATACTGTCTATTTCATAATATCCATTTTGGTATAAAATTAAATCTCCTATTTCGGGTACTAACTTAGCATCAACTAAATCTTCTCTTAAGAAATAAAAGTTTATGATCCAATTAAAATCTACCCCAAATTCATTTTCTTCATATGCTTGGTCTTCTCTATTAATTAAACAATTAAATAAGATAGGACCATCATAATATTTCCCACCAGCTGCTTCACCATATAAATTAAAAGTAGTTTGAGCTAATCTTAATTTATAAAAAGAACATTGTTGGGTTATAATATCCCCCATCAACTCTCGAGTGACAGTTGTAAATAAATTAATATCCCTGGACCTTCCAAATAGTGCCATTAGCCAACATAAATTGTATAAGGTACATTATTTAATTCTTTTTGTAAACTATCAGATTCTAAAGCTCGTTTTTCTAACAATTTAGTTCTTGAAGTTTCATCTAAATAAGCTCTTAATCTTTCAATTAAAGCTGTTTTTTCAGCTGTAGCCGCTGATATTAAATCTCCATGATTTAAAGTTACTTCAGCATTAGGTATAGGAACAGTTGTATATTTACCTCTAATATAACCTAACATTTCTTTACATAATGCTAAAGTATATTCAAATACCCATTGTCTACCTATAGAATTTATATAAGAATATCTTGGATTAGTATAAGGAGCATTTGAAACATTAGTTATTTTACCTTGTCCCATACTACCAGATACAATAGGATTATTACGGTCTGATTTTAAAATATATTCAAAAAATAATTTTTGGTCTGAGAAAGGGATAGGGAATATTCTAAGTTGGTTATTAATTACTTCAAAACTGTAGTTTGATTTTCTAATTTGATCATTAAATTCAATGGCTTGAATCTTTTGTAAATCATAATTAATAGGCATTAATAAGAAATTAATACCTGGTGAATATGAACCAAACCCAAAAGCTTGTAAAAGACCTTGAACATCAGTACCTGTACCAGCATATGGATCAAAATATCTTATAATAGGAGGAACAGACTCATAAAAAATCCTTTTAATTTCTAAATTACCAGCATCTATACTTTGACTAATAGCCCATTCATTTAAGTTATATTTTTGAACATTTCTTTTTAAATCTAAACTACCTGTTCTCCAAGTCACATTACCCCCCACCCCAGCTTCGACACCATATTGTTCAGAAATTCTAACAATAGCTCCTAAATTAGGACGTGTTAAAGTATTATTTAAGTTTGAACCTGTTGGGGACCCTTCTAAAGATAGGAAATTTTGAGCTATTTGATAAGCATAAACTTCATTACCATATGTTGTTACCGCTTCTTCAAAAGCGGTATAAAAATTAATATCTTGTAATTCTACATCTACTAAGGGATATCCTAACCTACGAGCTACAAACATAGCTACTCTATCAGCATCTGTTTGGAAATCTGTGTCGTTATCATAAAACCCAAAAGGAGTATTACCTGGGAAAAATGATGAGGAGCCTGGCCAGATAGAAGTGTTTGCCATAATATTTTGTTATAAATATTAAGGAAGAGAAGTCATTATAACAGCAGTTTGGTCTAAAATTGATGAAATATACAGTTGAGTTAGATTAGAAGATGCTCCTGATTGGTCAAAAAAGAAATAATAAGTATAACTTTGTCCTGGGGTTAGGTTTTCTATAATCCATTTAGAAGAAACCTCAAATATCCCTGAGTCTGTATTACCTGTGTTTTGAGGTAGAGAAAAGAAATCTTTATAATTTTTTACAGTTGTAAAAGATCCTGAAGTTGATGATAAGCCTATCTTATAGTAACGAATAGAAGACCCTCCATTATTTTCAGATGATAAGCTTATATTTGCTAACTCAACTAAGATTTTACCATTACTTGGAGATATAAAACTAGCTGAAAGATTAGTGAAAGAACCAGTAGTTGAACCACTGAGAGTTATAGTTTGGGTTGATGGAGCTAATTGATATCCTATGACTCTACCTAAATTTTCATTATCTAAAACATAAGAAGCAGTTAAAGCATATGACGCACTAGTAGTCTGATCTGAAATTGATGAGGTTAATGAATATGAAGATGATGGAGAATATGAAGCTGTTAGGGCATTAATAGCCCAAGAAGCAGTGTTAATATTAGTAGCCCAAGAGGCAGTGTTAGAATTAGTAGCCCAAGAAGATGTTATATTATAAGTACCAACAGGTAAGAATGAAGCAGTTAAAGCATTAGTAGCTAAAGAAGAACTAATTGAAAATGAAGAAGTTCCATTTAGACTTCCTGTGAAAGATGAAGCTATAATATATCCTGAGGAAGAGATATTACCACTAGAAGTAATATGACCATTAGACCCACTAGCCCAAACAGAACCTGTCACTATTAAATCTGTGTGAGAGGTTATAGAACCAGGTATTCCTTGAAGACCTTGAGGGCCCACAGGGCCCTGAGGTCCTAAAGTTACTACTTCAACAACTGAACTAATAGGTTGGGTTAAATTAATAGTATTAGACCCTTGATCAGTTATTTGAACTGTAGTCCCTTCAGAAGAATTTATTTCAATAGTAGACATTAATATGATCCTTCAGTTATTTCTTTGGATAATTTGACTTTTCCTTCTAATAGTCGAGTTACAGTGTAGCAATTTCCACTTCCTGATGAAATTTCAAGGTCATAGGAAGCCAAATCAAAATCTAACAAAGAAGAAGAAGCAGCTGAAATGTATATTCCTATAGTTCCTGAAGTAGGAGGGTTTAAACTTCTTGAACCACTCAAATTTAAGCCTGTACCACAAGGATCTAAACTACTAGATAAGGTAAGGTATAAAGCACTTGAACCTGGGGAAGGTCTAAGTTGCATTCTAGCCTGGTATCCTGTTAAGTCAACAGGATTTCCATTTGAATCTTTATAAGTTATCTCAAAATCTACAGTAGATCCTTGCTCTATAGTAAAAGAATATTTTCCGGCTGCCATAATAATAAATATTAAGGATTTATTAAATTCTCAGCATAATAATCTCTTAGATCTTCAACAATTTCATTTCTATGGTTTGAAGTAAGTGTTAAAGCTTCTAAATTCTTAATTTTCTTAGAGGCAGTATACAAAAATTTAAACCCAGAGTCACCTTTCTTTTTAAGGTCTATTTGATAGGTGTCACCACATACAATCATTTTAGAACGTAAACCTAAACGAGTGACAATCATTTCCATTTGTTCATGGGTTACATTTTGAGCTTCATCAACTATAACACAAGAATCAACAAATGTTCTACCTCTCATAAAAGAAACAGGTACAATTTCTATTTTACCGTCAGCTATAAGTTTTTCAACTTTTTCTTTATCATATAAGATAAATAGATTTTGGTATATAGGTTGGACCCAGGGATCCATTTTTTCTCGAAGATCTCCCGGTAAAAATCCAATTTCTTCTTTAGATACCGTGGGTCGTGTTATGATTATTTTTTCATATATTTTACGTAATAATCCATCTAAAGCCACTTGACAAGCCAATAATGTTTTACCTGATCCTGCCTGTCCCGCTAATAATGTTATAGTATTATCTAATATTTTTTGTTTGGCTTCTTTTTGTTCTTCGTTTAAATTAACTTTAAATTTAATTGGATTTTTCACTACTTTTTTTTCTCGAAAAATCTCCTCAGCCTCAGGTGTGTTATTAAAGTGAGTCATAGAACATAAATTTTTTGTTTATAAATATTAGAAAAAAAAGACCCGAAGCTAAGCTTCGGGTCCTTTTATATTAAATTGCTAACTTAATCGGTTAGAGTGTATTTAAACCGTTCAAGTAAACCTTACCGTAGTATTCTGGTCTCAACATCTTCTTAGCGTAACGAGTCAAGAGACCTTTTCTTGGTGTGAAGGTATCTGGATCGTATACAAGAGGAGTCATGATCAATGGAATATAAGGAGAGAAGGTAGCACCAGTTTCGAGGAACTGAGAACCTCTGTAACCCATCAAGATGACGTTTTCAGTCATGTATGGGTTCTTATAAACCTCATATCTGTTGTTCAATTGACCAATTTTCTGAACGCCGAAAGCGTACTTCATCTTAGCTGAATCACCATCTGTGTTAGCAGCAAATCCTGGGATTGATTCAAGGACTGTAGCTGCAGTTGGAGATAATACTAAGAAGTTAGCGCCACCTCTTAAGGTTAACTGGTGGATCTTGTTACTAACTTTTTGTAGTTTAGTGCCAAGAGTTTGGAACCATTGGCCTTGTGT